TTATCAAATCAAATGAAGGATTGAACTTATCAACCACTGCTTCAGAAATACAAACAGCACAACAAACCATACAAGAACTTGTGCCAGAAGTAAAAGCAGAACTTGATTTAGATCCATTGATTACCAACAGACCCATTGAAGTTGAAGGCAAACAATATGAAATAGAAGTTGATGAAAATGGTGATGTTACTGGTGTTGTGTATAATGTAAAAAAGAATGGCAAAAGAGGTGCTAAGAAAAAACCCAAAGAAGCAGAAAACATCATCAAAGCACATCAAAGAAATCAACAAACCAAAAGAACACAAGCAACTGAAAATGCACCAAATGAAAGACAAGTAGATGATATTAAAACAGATAAAACAGAAAAACTGTTGGAAAACAAAGTGCATTACAAAAACACAAACCAAGCAGATGCGGCAGTGGGTGGCAAAAACAAAGAGTTTAAAGACAACTATTCAAAACCAGAAACAGCATTAAGAGCCATAACAGCAGACACAGTGTTATCAACAAGAACATTATATCGTGCTGGTTACATAGTTGACAATGACAACAACTTGATTGATTTATTAGAAACTGGTTTAGATGATATTCCAGCAGATGTAAAACAAAAAGTAGCAAAAGAACTAGGAATAGATGTAGCAGAACTTAAAGCAGATGTGTTTGGTGGTGGAGAAAAAATAAGAAAAAGATTAGAAGATTTTAAACAAGCAAATGATTTTAGACAACGAGATTTACAAGCAAGACAAGAATATGTTTTGTGTAGAAGAGGGGCAGGAACATTATAATGTCACAGCAATGTTTTTTAGATTATAGAAAGAAACTACAAGGACGTGGATTAAAACAACAAGATCTTGAAAGAGAGATTAATAAGATACGTGATGAACTGGCACAAGAAGGTAAAACATTTACTACGCCAGAAGATGGACAACTAGCAGTATTCAAAAGACTTGAAGAAAAAACTGCAAGATCACAAAAACAAGCCACAGCAGATTTATTAAAAGTGCTTTCATCAGATGAAGCAACTATAGAAAGATTAGATGAACTTGCGAGAATAACACAAGATTTAGATCCAACAAATAAAAAAGGCATACTCAAAAGATTTGTTGGCATGGTATTCAACACCAATGAAACAAGAACATTACCATTTGAACAAATCAAAAAAACAAGATTAAAAAACACATTGGGTGATTTTTTATCAAGAGTAAGACGTGTGTTAGATGATGAAGATCCAATAGATTATTTGAGCAAAAGAGAAAACTATGCTGATGTAATGACAGAATACAATGAGTTTTTCAAAAACCCAAACAATGCTAACAGTGTAACCAAAAATACTACAGCATATCGTGTAGCCAAAGAGTTTTTTGATACACAGTTTAAAGTAGTTGAACAACGCAGAGCAAATGGTGTAACAACACTGCTACAAGATTTTAGACTGCGTCCAAAATGGAGTCATAGAAAAATAAAAAATGCCAACAAAGAAGAGTTTATTGATGAAATAGCACAAGCATTAGATCCAGATGTGCATGGTGATATTGCAAGAAGAAGAGTTGAAGCACAAAAACTATATGACAATATGAGTGACCCACTTGGTAGATGGAGAGATCAAGGTGACGCAGATTATCAAAACATAAGAGCAGATGAACAGTGGATTAATATTGAAGGTAGAAGAGGAACTTTTGCTTTTAAAGATGGTAAAAAACTTGCTGACATATCAGAAAAATATGGTGATATGGATTTACGCAGACAAATGTTATTACAGTTTGAAGAAATGTCAAGAGAAGATGCACTTATACAGTTTTTGGGTGCTGACTACAAAAGAGCATTAAGAGAACTTGAATCACAAGTTAAAAAAGAACTTGGCACAAGTGCTGAAGCAAGAGCGGCATTTTCATATTTAAAAAACTTTGCTGAACCAGAAAATCTTGAACACAACTCATTTGCAAGTTGGCTAACTAGTGCTAGAGGTTATATAGCATCAACCAAACTAGGTGGAGCAACTATCACAGCACTAATGGATATACCAGCAATGATATTTTCAGGCAAACATTTGTTTGGATTAAGTGGCACAAGATTGATTGGATCAATATTTCAATATGGATACAAGGGAGCACCACAAGATTATAAGAAATATGCTGAGTATATGTTAGAAGGTGTTGACACATATTTGTCACATATGAACAGTAGATTTGGTGTTATTGGCTCAGGTATATCAGGACAGGCAGAAGAAATGGGTGCCTCATTTGCAGAAAAAGTTTTCAAATATAGTGGATTAAACTGGTGGACAGAAGGTAGAAAAGCAATGGCACTGGGCATATATGGTAAAGAACTTGGCAACCAAATCAAAAATCGTGTTGCTTGGGAAAGCCTAGGCAAACCATTTAGACAGCAGTTAGAAAAGTTTGGCATAAAACAAGATGACTGGGCTACACTAACAAAAAAACAACCATTAGATAAAAATGGTAGAGTTGATATATTTCAAATAGACGAAATGGATTTTGAAATGAGTTATGGTAGAGCAAGTCTTAGACAAAAAGTTTCAGCGGCTTTCAATGATGCTGTTGACACAATGATTATGACACCAGGTGATTATGACGTTGCTGTTAGTTCTTTTTTTGCTGATCCAAAAGATTATCACACACAAATATTCAAAACAGTTACACAGTTTAAAGCACACCCAATATCATACACAAGAAAAGTTCTTGGTAGAATGTTAAAAACACAATCAAAAACAGAGTTGGCTACTAATATAACAATACTAACTACAGAAATGGTGTTAATGGGCATGGCAGTAACACAACTAAAAGAAATACTTGCTGGTAATCAACCAAGAAGATTAGATGATGCTAACTTGTGGATTAGAGCCGCAGAACAAAGTGGTGCATTAGGTTTGATATCAGATTTAACCCTAGAGTTTGGAGGAGCACAACTTCTTTCACAACTAACAGATGAACCCGCAGGTTATTTTGCTTCAAGAGAAAAAGCCACAGCACTCATGGGTCCATTGCTTTCAGAAATAATGAATGCTACTGACAGCATTGGTAATGCTTCATTGAGTTGGGATGATTGGGTTAAAAATGCTGATGATACAACCAAAGGATTATTAAACTTTGTGCCAGGGCAAAACATATGGTATTTACAGATGTTCAAAAGAATGTTGATACATGATTACATCAAACAAAGAACAGACCCAGTGGGCTACAGAAGAAGTCAAAGAAGATTGAAAAAAATAGCCAAAGACAACAGGATTGGTGGAGAAATGAATAATCCAATAAAAAGGGTTATTTTAGGAGAGTAACAGTTTATGACAATAAATACTACACAAGGACTTAACATATTATGGCAGTAACATCACAAACACCTTCAGTAACATTTACAGCAAATGGCTCAACCACAAACTTTGCCTTTAACTTTGTGGTGCCAGCAACAGACACCACAGGCACAATCACAGACGCAACAGCAGATATGAGTTTGAGTTCAGCTGTGCTTACAGTGGATACAGCAGGATTATTTTACACATCAGATTTACAAGGCAAAGCAATCACAGTAACAGGAGCAGGTGCTAGTTCAACTGACTTAACTACTACTATCCTGTCAGTAGATTCAGCCACACAACTTACACTAAACGCCAGTGCCTCAACACAAGTTACCAACACAACCATTTCAATCACCACAGGAACATACAATACAACACTAAGAAACAACACAGACATACAAGTTTATGTAGATGGAACACTAAAAACCATTACCACAGACTACACAGTGAGATTGAACTTGGGTGATGACGCCAACAAATCAGGCACAGTTATATTCAACTCAGCACCAGCAAATGGTGCCACTGTGGTTATCATCAGAGATGTTACACTACAAAGAACAACAGATTTTCAGGCAGGTGGTGCACTCACAGCCAAAGCATTAAACGGACAGTTTGATGAAATGATTATGGCAGTGCAAGACACACAAAACAGTGCTGACAAACTAACCATCAAGTTTCCACCAGATGAAGTGGGTTCAGGAATATCTACAACATTACCAAGTATCACAAATAGAGCAAACAAGTTTTTTGCATTTGATGGCAGTGGTGCAATAGATATAGTTGAAGATTTTACCAACACAGAAACAGATTTCAACATTAAAAGCGTTACTGCTACAACAGGAACACTTACTAATGCAACCATTACAACAGGCACAGTTACAAACTTTATATCATCAAATGTTGATATAAATGGTGGCACAATAGATGGAACAACTATAAATGCTACTAGTTTAACATCATCAAATGTTGATATAAATGGCGGCACTATTGATGGAACAACCATTGGAGCAACAACACCAGCAAACGCAACTTTTAACATAGTAAACACAGGTAACATTAATGCCTCAGGAGGACAGTTAGAAGATGGTGTAAAGATTGGCACAGATGCAAACCCATTATCAGTTTTTTATGCTGATGATGTTACTATACGAGGTGGTTATATTGATGACACTATTTTAGGTTTTGGCACCCCAGCAAGTGCAACATTTACTAATGTTATTATTCAAGGAACATTAACATACAGTGGTGGCAGTCTTGTATTAAGTAGTATACAAGCCACAGGTGCAAATGGTGTTACAACACAAACACTACGAGGTTATTTGAACAATGATTTGGCAATCACAGGCAATGCCAATGTCACACTTACAGCAGGTGGCGGAGTAAATGAATATGTGGTGCTTGATGACAAAGTAAGTTTTTCAACAGACAACTCATCAATCACAGTTGGTGCAAGAACATACACAGGTAAACTGATACAATCACCAAACTCAGACATTGTGATAGATGCATACAAAGGTGGCAGTGCAGGCAAACTAAATGTTGTTTCATCAGATGGTATTCACATTGATGGTTTAGATCCAAAAGTAGTAGGACAACTTCAACTTAAACTTGAAGATGGTGACACTGCAAATCAAATATTTTTAACAAACTCAGCAGATGCTGACACGGCAGGTATTCAACTGAATAGAAACAGTGATTCAACACTTAAACTAGGACAGTTATATTTTGCACCAGATTTTAACACTGGAGCAGGCGGTATTGGTTGGAACAAACAACTGGTAACACAGTATAGAAAAAGCATTGTGTGGGCAAACAGTGGAGCATCATTTACATATCCAAGTGCGGCAGTTGGTGATAAAATCTCTATGGCAGGGCAATCTGAAGATTATGGTTATGTTGTTTTAGCAGTCACAGGTGGCACAGGCACAAGTGTTACATATGAAGTTTTAACTAGCAAACAAACTTGGACCAGCACAGATCTAGTTAGAACAGACAGCCTAGGACAAACTTCTTTAATCACAGCAGGTAGTATTTCAACACAAAACAACAGTTCAGATTTTTACATTGGTTACAGAGATGCGGCTATTGACACAGATGATTTACCAGAAGGATCAACAAACCTTTATTTTACAGATGCTAGATTTACAACCAAAATAGGACAAACCAGTATTGATGCACTTTCAGATGTTACCACATCAGGTGTTGCTGACGGACAAGTATTAGCATACAACAGTTCATCAAATATATTTCAACCAAGCACAGTGATTACAAATGTCAATGGACAAACAGGACCAAGTGTAACACTAACCACAAGTGAAGTTTCAGAAGGCACACGTCTATACTACACAGACACTCGTTTTGACACAAGACTAGCAACCAAAACAACCAATGATATCACTGAAGGAACAGATTTATATTTCACAAATGAACGTGTTGATGACAGAGTAAATGATCTGTTGATAGCAGGCACTGGCATTTCATTAGCATATGATGATAGTTTAAACACACTAACAATCACCAACACAGCAACAGGTTTATTAAACATCGTAGAGGACACATCTCCACAACTTGGTGGGGGATTAGATGTTAATGGCAACAATATATTTTCATTAAGCAACGCAGATATCAAAATCCAACCAAACGGCACAGGTGCAGTATTAGTTGGAGCAGACAACACCAACGCAGAAATATCAACCAATGGCACTGGTGATTTACTATTAAGAACCAATGGTTCAACCACAACTGCGGCGGCAAACTCAAGTCAAATCAAAATAGAAGATGGCACAGATGGTGACATTTATATTACACCACACGGTGATGGACAAATAGATTTAGACAGTTATGTATGGCCCAAAAATGGTTTAGGTGGTGTAGATCAAGTGCTTAAAATCAACACCATAGCAGGTGGCGTAGCACAGTTGGCATGGACAACAGCAGGCACAGGTTCAATGAGTAATCTAGTTGAAGATACAACACCTCAACTTGGCGGGGATTTGGATGTCAATGGCAATGACATTATATCAACACAAGGCAGTAGTATTCAAATAGATAACAATATCACACTTGCACCATTCAGTGGCAATGACACACGAATACAATCCAATGTGCTTACACTTGGACAAACCAATATAAACACAAGAATCACAACCAATGGCACAGGTGATTTAACACTGGACACCAACGATGGCACCAACTCAGGTAGTATTGTAATACCAGATGGTGTTAATCAAAACATCAGCATAACACCAAATGGAACTGGACAACTTAATCTAAAAAATGTTAAGGTTGATAACAACGGTGGTATCAATGTGCAAGCCAATGGATACGGCAACATCATTGTGGCAGGCAGAGATGGCACAGACATAAAAAGTTATTCATTAGAAGTGCAATCACATGCTGGTGCTACAGGATTGGTAGGAGGCAACCCAGCAGGTTCATTTGGATTGGCTGGCTATGCTGATAGTGGTAACGGTGCGGGTTCATCCACATATGCTTATCTTGGTAATGTGGTTGGTGTATTGGGTGATGCCTCAGGCGGATTGGATTCAAGTTTTACTGGTGATAGTAATCACGGTATTAGAATGGGTGTGTTCAAAAATGGTATTACAGATTTTTCAACTTGGTATAATGCGGCAACATTTAGAAGCACCAATGCTGACTTTATGCAAGAAAAACTCAAGTTTGATTATAGTTCAAACACAGTTACCATTGAAGTGCCAACAGCAAACGATGATTTACTATTAAAAACCAACGGCACAGGTGAGTTAAGAGTTGATGCTGATGTTGTAGAACAATACTCAACAAAAGGTATTCTACTACACGATCAAGCACAAGGTGGTTATACAGACCTAACAGGCGATGGAGCCACAGCAGGAGCATTGTTTGGTGCAGGTATAGTTGCAGAAGAAACCAATGGAGCACCCAATGTTACCCTGTTCTCACACAAATCAAATGGAGCATTACAATATCCCAACTTGTGGGCACACAGATCAAAAGACGATGGAGCAGGCAACAAAGACTTTTTGGATTCAGGTGATGTTTTATTTTCTTTCTTTGGTGCGGCCTACGATGGCGGTGGTGGTGGAGGCGAAGGCACATATAGAAAAACCTGTTCTGTTGAATATCAAGCATCAGAGGACCACTCAGCAACAGATGGCGGTGGTAAGATAGTATTCTTCACCACAGAAAATGGCACACAGAGTTACACAGGCACAGCAAGACTTACTATTGATGATGACATTCAAGCACACACAGCCATCAGATTAGATGAAGTAAGTGCTCCAACCAATGTCACTGACAAAGGCTTTATATATGCCAAGGATGTTTCAGGCACAGCACATGTTTTTGCAATGGATGCCGCAGGCAACGAAACACAGATATCACCACACAATGAAGCAGGTGAATGGCAGTATTTTTCAAAGAATGTTAAGACAGGCAAAACAGTAAGAATCAATATGGAACAGATGATTAGAGATATTGAACAACTTACAGGTAAAAAATATATTGAAAACGAGTAAAAGTTAAAATGAACACACAAACACAAGAAAAACAACAAGACAGATTAACAAATGTTGAAATACAAGTAGCAAAACTTGATACCAAACTAGAAATAATACAAAACAACCATCTTCATCATCTTCAAATGGACGTAACCAGTGTTAAACGAACACTGTGGTGGGTGTTTTCAACACTGGTTGGTTGTCTTTTGAGTCTTGTGATTATTTTGCTACAAACTCTTTTTTAAGTTGAGGCGGCAATATGTTTTGCCATTCTTCATCACTTCTATTTTTTTGATATTCTTGCTGTAAACTTATTTTATAAGCATCAGCATTAAATGGATTACCATATGAATCTTTTAATCTATCACTGCGATTACAGTGTTCAATCATTTGATTCCATCTAGTAAGTTCGCGAAGATTGTGATGCAGAAGATTGTTCTTCGCGTCCATCACATTGACTTTTTTACTGGTGCTGGCTAACACTTCAGCAATAGTCCAGTTTTTGCCCACTTCATAATAATCAAAGTTTTCTTTGTAAAACCACTGTTTGAATATGTCTTGATATTGTTTGCTTTGTCTTATTCTATCATCTTTTTTGTAGTGATGACGAAAGTTATGGTTGGCTGGTTTTTTAGCCCACTCTCTTTTGCCATTCTTTCTGTTTGATTTAGCCGCTTCACCAAGAAAGTTTTTGTCATGTAAGTATCTTTCCAAACCGTGTCGCATAAACCATTCAGTGATATCACCAATACCATTTGCCAAATGATCGTGTAGTTCTTGGGTGTGCCAGTCTTCAGCCCAACATTTTACATCAGGATCATTTTGATATTCATCAATGCCTTGTTGTTGATGATAACTTTCAGCAAATGGTATTCTGTGATGATTGAAAACAAACATTATTTTTGTTCTAGTTGATTTGATAACTGTTCAAGTTCTTGTTTTTGAACACTTTTGTTTGCCTGTGCTCTAGCACGTGACATGGCTTCTTCAAACTCAGGAACATCTGGTGCTGATTCCATAGCCAACATCTGTTTAGCAGTGTCAACAAATCTGTTTCTTTTGTTTGGATCTTGATAGCCCAATCTCACACCCAGTTTGATTTTGATGTCATATATTTTTTGGACTATTGCGGGTGCTTCATTTTCATCCACTCCCATTGATTTCATTTTGTTGATTAAACTCAATGGTGAGTTGGTATTGATTAAATCAATAACATCTTTGTCAATGCCCCAATAAAAACATCTATCACCTGCTGTTGCCTGTAGTTTAATCATATGTTGCAAGCCAAGTAGCACAGTTTCAAATCGTGCTTTGACTTTGTCGTCTGTTTTGATTGACTTTTTCACAGGAGAAATAGGAGATGATTCTTCACCCACTGCTCCGTCAATCTTAGATATCACTTGTTTCTTCACATTACCTGTGACTGCTACTGTGTAGTTTTTTTCATCTTCTTGTGTTGAAAGTGAATATACTGTTAGTGTTGCCATGATTTTATCCTCTTTTCAGTTATATTAAGTTTATTGTATTTATACATTGTTTTACATTATACAACATTGTGGCATATTATAGCAAGAAAAATGTTGAACAATGATAAATAAAAATATAATACTTGACTTTTTGGGCACACTTATACTAAAATACTATTAATGGTGCTTATACACTGCTTAAAACAGGAATAACACGCCATTTTAAACACACTTTAGGCTAACATTTACTAACACAGGCAACACATAGTATCGCAACAATATTTAAAGAGTTATCTCACCCTCAGATTGAGTAGGCTTGATACAACCGCAACCGTTAGGCAGGGACGGTATACAAATATGAGCAGTGATGCTAACACATTTTGGAAACTTTTGTGTGTTAGATTTTGTAAACTATAACTGAAGTTATGCTACAACGCGGCATGTTTACAAAATGGAAGTAGTCACCCTTTAAGGTTGGTAAGATATGCAAACCCTTTACCGTAATAGATTGTGTCGTTGTATCTCATAGAGAACTTGTTGGTATTTTTGCTAAAAGTTCTCCTTGGTTGAAAAGAAAGAGATATAATCTTGTAGAGAAAAACTTACAAACGAACGCAAGTGAAGTTTGTAGCCATTCACGTAGTGAATGTGCTGTGTGCCTATAATAAGGAGGCAGACACACAGCACTCATCACTGAGAGAAGACAAACACTCTCTCAGCAATCTCTTCTAAGCAGTGATCTGTATTTTGTCAGCCATAGTGCCAGGTTCTAACTCACGATTGTCACTGTATGATAATGATGCTTTCATATGAGCAATCATCACAGCCACTTGAGGCTTCATGAGATTTTGATACCAACGGTTGAATATGGGGTGCACTGCGGGGGCAACATCATCAAGTTCTTCACCCACTGTTTCTATGATGTCTTCATATATATTGGGGTCTTTGTCTATATCTTCACGCCACAACAAGCCCAATATCAAATCAAAGAATGTTGAATGTGCCAGTTCAAGTGCTTCATCATATGTCAAGCCACTGTCTGCCATGTGAAACTCAGTCACGTGTCTCTCCCAATCAATGGTGTCACTATACAATCGTTTTCTTTCTATCATACTTGAGTATAGTTCTGTGCCCCAAACTGGGTGATGATATTGATTCACAGTGTCAGCAGATACTTGTTGTGCGTATTTGCCGTGCAGTCTATCATATTCCAATGCTTGAGTTTGGTGTGTGCCATTTTTTTCTGTGAGCATGGTTCTGCCACCTGTGTTCCAAGTGTCAATACACTCCCATATATGCACACTCTCATGAGGTATAAGACAATCAAGCATTCCTACATCTCTCATGCCCAGAAACACATTTCTGTTGCAGTAAAAATGCAGATGCAGTTCATTATACTGTTCCATTGTAGAAATGTCTTGTGACATGTTGGCAATGCTGTATTTTTGCGTATCTAAATCGTCAACTATTACATAAAACCATGGCTTGGCTTCATCACTGGACGAAATGCTGACTCCAAATGCTCGTTCATATCTGGCTCGCATGTCACCAATCACTTGGTATGTTTCAGTAATCATACGCAGTATTTGCCACGAAGGACTTTCTATTTTAGTCACATCTTCACCATGCTTGGCAAGGCTTTCGTCAACACGGTCCAGTAGTTCATCTCGCCACTTTCGCAGACCTGCATATTTGTCACGTGAGTCTGGGTCTTTGGTAGCAGTGATGTCGCAGTCATCAAACCACGGACACAGCATCACATCTGCTATTTCTTGGGGAGTGGTTTTGCACCAATCTCTAAACTTGTTGTGAACGCTATTTTGCATCAACCAACTCCTTCATTGTGTGTTTCACCACGGGTTTTTTCACAGCATCTTTGATTGATGCAGTCATTCTGTTGCCCTGAGGAATGATGTTGCCTAAAGCATCAGTGGTTTTGCCCTCAATCAAACATTTCATTTTCCAAGCCGCCAACTCTAGAGGGTATCTAAAGCCATTGGGTTTTTCACTGGGCAGTTTTTTGTAGTCCAACATACCGTTGGTGCAATACTTTTGCCAAGCAGTGTTTTTTCGTTGCCAAGCACCACCCAAGTAGCCACCTTGTTTTGCCGCCTGTTTCAAGGCTTGCTTCATTTGTCGTCTTGATTGAAGAACAGTTGTCTTTGTCTTTGTCATTGTATATGCCTCCTTAGCATTTGTTAATATATTCATAATAACACCACTTTAGGATCTGTCAACCATTTTTTTTATCGCATAAAATGGGGCTTTTTTTATGGCTTGACAAATCACAGATCTGTGCTACTATAATAGTATGTTAAACAACAACGGAGACAAACAAATGAAAAACACAATAGCACAATGGAGCCAGACATATTTTTCTGGATTGACTGCTGAGCAACACCAAGCCAACAATGAGTGGTTTCAAAAAATGGCTCAGATGACTACAAAAGATGGTGTTATTATGGTGCCCAATCTGGGTATTGCTTTTAAAAGCAATGGTGAAACTTGGGAAGAGGCATAGGATGATAGTAAAAACACCAAAAGAACTGATTGAAATACTTCAAGATCAATGGGTAAATCAAGGACAAGGCGACGAACCACTGATGTGGGAGTTTGTGGGCAGACGACATTGTGAAAACTATTTGCCAAACATTAGCAAAAAAGATTTCACAGATATAGTCAGCAATATTGATGAAGAATACATCGCGGGTGAGTTTCACGATTGTATTAAAAACTTGGGAGGCATAGGATGACAAAATACAAAATCACATATTCTTGGACATACTATCCACCAGATGGTTTAGGATCCAACATACACACTTACATCACTGAAGCAGAAGATGGAAATCAAGCCTGCGACATTCTTCAAGAAGAAGAATACTATCAGATTGATTGGGAAACTGTTGAAGTAGAAGAGTTAGAAGAGGCATAGGATGACATACGATGCTATCACAAGATTAGAAACCACCATTGCCAATCTACAAGTCCAAAAGGATAAGGTGTTGTGGGATGATTATGAAAAACTTGAAGAAGTATTGGGTTGGATAAAACACGCACAACCTGTTGTAAATGCAGTTTTGGATAATCCAAAAATACAAAAAATGTTAGAGGAGGCCTAGTATGGAATGGATATTGTTATCAAATATTATCTTGCTCATTATACTAGATTTATAGTATAATACAATGGAAGGCAATGGCTCTACCTCACTACTAGTCATATAATCCATTGCCTTCTACACAAGGAGAATAAATATGCATATGAAACCAGAACAAGAATACCAAAAACTCAAACAACAACTACTCAAACTCAAACAAGAAGTCAGAGACTTACAAGAACTTGATGCTGATGAAGATGTGATTGAAGCCACTTGGGATGAACACGAACAAGTTTGGTATGAAATATTGGATTTAGAAACAGAACACGGCATCAACATAGACGTTTCACCAGAAATATAATGCCACGGACTCCACCCAAAATCATACAATCAAAAACTCAATACAATGGTTTTGATTTACAAATAATCACACGTGAGCAAATGTTTTTGCTTACATATGATGACAAAATCTGTCAGTTAAGACAGGATCAAACCATGGTAAATCATGGACACAAGTATGAAAGAAACTTGTGGACAGACGAAGCCCAAGCCCAATCAACAGCAAAAAAATACAACGACTTCTTCAAAACCACCCTTTTTGGCTATAAAAAGATAGTTTAAACATAAATAATATTATTGTGTAGGCATAGCACAATCATTGCGTATGGCATATTGCTATTGTAATGTCTCCTAGAAAGAAAAAGGGCGTCAGAAATGGTGCCCTTTTTTTGTGACTAAATAATCTTGTAACTTAACAGAATGGAAGGACATAGAAATATGGCAGGAAGAAAAAAAGAAGTTGATGACAACTTTGAAACACTACTCAAAGATTTTTCAAATCAATATTTTGACAAAGAACTACAACACGCACACGAACTATTTTCAGATGCTAGTTGGCCCAAAGATGAAGATCCTCACTATGTAAAGAAGGCAACATTTTTAATCAACGCAAGAAAATCACATCTTATGTTGTTGAAAACCATGTGTCAGCATATTACTGGAGCAGTATCAGGTGGCAAAGAAACAGCAGTGGATGACAAACAAGCAGAAAAACTACTTGAACAAGCACTACAAAGAATAGGCATTGAAAACAAGAACAGTGATGCATAATGAAAATACCATTCAAAGTTTTTTTAGACACACAAAACATCTTGTCAGGTATGCAAACACCACCTCTACATGTGGAAGTTTGTGATTGGTTAGACAAAAATCAAAACCATCCCAGAAAAATACTACAGGTGTTTAGACACGCAGGCAAAAGTTACATACTTTGTTGTTATGTGGCTTGGAAACTACTGACGGATCCAAACTACACCTGTATTATTGTGTCAGCAAAAAAGGCTTTGGCAATGCGTAACTCAATGATGATACGAAGCATCATTGAAACAAATCCACTCACAGCACATTTGAAAAGTGAACTGTATCAATGGCAAGCAAGTCAGTTTACAGTTGAAAGAGACAGCATTCAACTTAACCCCTCAGTCACCTGCACATCAATGGCAAGTTCATTTACTGGTATGCACTCAGATGAGATTATTGGAGATGACATTGAGGTAGCAACCAATGTGCTCACAGAAGATGCTAGAAACTTTATCAAAGACAGAACAATGGAGTTTGGTAAAATATCCAAAAGAATATTATTGGTTGGAACCCCACATCACGAAGAAACCATTTACAGACACTGTAAATCAGTTGGCTATGATTGTGAACTAAAAATACCTGTTTATAACAAAAAAAGTGAACTAGCATGGCCCAATCATCCAGATGGTATGTTTACTTGGGAATGGTTAGAAAGACAAAAGAATGAATCAACAGAAGGTGACTTTAAATCACAGTATCTATTGATACCCAGCAAAACATATGATTCACTTATTGCTATGGACAAAATACAAACATACAACGCAGAACTTACATTCCAACACTTGCCACAACCAATGGGTGGTTATCTACCCATAGTTAGAATAGGCAACCAACAGATAAATAGATTGGTTAGCAGTTGGGACGTTGCTAGTGGACTAAGAGGCAGAGATGCTAGTGTGTTGTCAGTGTGTGCAAGAGACAACAACGGCAATGTTTATGTCCATGATGTAGTAGAACTTTCTGCGGCAAAAGACAAAGACTTTGACATTCAATGTGAAGAAGTTATTGATATATGTGACAAGTATAAACTTGGACATGTGTATCTAGAAGAAAACTTTTCAATGACATTGAAAGCAGAGTTGAAAAGAAAGATACTTGCGAAGAAGAAAAAGATTGTGGTGATTGGCGAGTTTAGAACCACCAACAAACTTAACTTCATGGCACAACAACTTGAACCCATTATCAAGGTAGGCAAGTTGAGAGTGCATCAGCGAGTGATTGACAACAGTAAGTTTATGAGTCAGTTGGAGGAGTTTCCATATATGAAACACGATGACTGCATAGACGCTACTGCTATGGCTATATCAAAACTGCCAGAACCAGGTGTGGATATATCAAAAATACCATTGATACAATCACCATTACAGATGGCAGGAGGAAGAGCAAAACTGACTGATTAGGCACTAATAAATACTGCCAGATTGTATATATTATATAAATAAACATAGCACACGCACACACGCACGAAAGGTAACCATGGGAAGTTTGAACAAAAGATTAGGTCCAATAACATCGCCAGTTATACGAGATAAGATTTTAGAAAAAGGTCCAATAACATCGCCAGTTATCAAAACTCCTGTGTCAGAACCAGGCACACCAAGACTTTATCCAGGTGGCCCACCAATCCAGAACCCAGGCAAAAGCCCCAACCCAGGCAAGTTCAAACGTCCACTGCCAGTGCCGCGAGAACCATGGTTAAAACCAGTGATGCCAGAAGATCCAAGAGTATCACAGCCAGTTGAAGGACAAAGATTACCAGGAACAGAAGAAGAAAATATTAGATACTTTCCATCAACAACAGCACCATCAGAAGCACAGACATTGGCGGCAACAGTTGGAGCACAAGTGGTTCCAAGTGCAGTAACACAAGAAACAAAGAAAGGCCCAAAACGTAGAAAGCCAACCACAGGCACATTGGGCTCAGCAGGGAGTTTATTATAATGGGTGATAAATCAGGCGGCGGCGGCGGAGGCGGCGGCGGTAACAAAGGTTACCAAGGACCAAAAGGTCCTGTAGCACCACCTTCAGTTCAAGACAAAAAAACAAATCAACAACGCAGTCAAAGAATAGTGGAAAACACAGTTCAAAGTATTACAAGAAAACAAACAGCGGATCCAACAAGAATGCAAGGATCACAAGATTCAGATGCTGTTTGGAAAACAGTTTCAATGCAACAAGGCAACTATGTGAAAGACAGATACGGAAACCCCGTGACAGGGAGAGGCGGCAAGATTGTGATGACTAGCAAAGGCAGACAACAGTATGAGCAGGCTATGAGTAGAATACCTTTGACTAGAGCACAAGTAGAATCACAACAGAAGTTTATGAAAATAGCATCAATACCATTAATGTTTGTGCCAGGCGGTGGGTTATTGAGAAGTGCTGTTGTGGGTAACTTTGACACAGCATATCAAAGAGGTGGTAACACAGTAATGACATATGGCAAAGGTAACTTGTTATCACAAGATGAACAAAACACCATTGCCACAAACATGCAACAAGCAGAAATGAATAGGCCTGTAGCAACAGTGGATTTATCAACACGTCCAAGAAAAGCACCAAGTAGAATGAACTTGCTAGACAAAGCATTTTCAACAATATTTGGTGGTGGTAATCTATTGGGAACAGGAGGAGGAAAACTATAATGGGATTTATGAAACCAAAAGGTCCTAGTGCTGAAGAAATCGCAAGAGCAAACCAAAAAGCCAAAGAGGAAGCAGAACGCAAAGCCAAAGAACAAGCAGAGGCGGCTGAAAGAGAAGCCCAAGCAAAGTTTGAGGGCAGTGAAGAAAGAAAACGTCAAAAAGCCAGAACAGGCAGAAGACGTTTGATTGCTACTCCATATGGTTATTTAGGTGATACTGGCGAGTTTGGAAGCAAGGGCAGTTTATTAGGATAACGCATTTATGGCAAAAGCATCTTTAAACTACGTGAAAAATCTTTTGAAGAAGGCAAAGACAGCACGTCACCTTCACGAAGATGAAATATCAGAAGCATATCTATACACATTTCCAAACAGAGATATTTGGAGAAGCATAGAAGGCACCACTGACAGACAAAAACTCTATGATATGACAGCAGTGGACAGTGTGCAAAATCTAGTTTCAACTATTCTTAATCTATTGATACCACAAAACCAACAGTGGGCTTACATTGATGTTAGACAAGAAGTCAAAAACAAAATGGCACCAGATGTGAGAAGAATGTTAGACACAGCCAACAAAACAGTATTCAAAGTATTGAGAGATTCAAACTTTTATGTAGCGGCATCAGAAGCACTACAAGATTGTGTTATTTCAGGCACAGGTGCTATTTGTATTATGGACCCAATGGATGGCAAAGGCATGAACTTTATGGCTATACCAACCAGCCAACTTTACTTTTTGTCCAACTACAAAGATGATGTTGATGTTGTTTTTAGAGAAAGCGAACAGTCAGCACAATACATCTATGAAAGATGGGGCTCACAAGCACCAGAAATGAAAGAAGATGCTGAAAAACATCCAGACAAAAAAATCAAACTACTAGAAGCAGTGTTTAGACAAACAGGATATGAAGACTATTGTTATCAAGTTTATGTTGGCAAAGAAATGCAGTTGGTAGAAGACAGCAAGATGCCAGTAAATCCATTTGTGGTGTTTAGATTTTCAAAAACACTGGGCGAACATTGGGGTGAATCACCAGTGCGTTCAGCATTACCACACATTAGAACTGCTAATGAAATCCAAAAAATGATGCTACAAAGTGGTGCATGGGCATCAATGGGTGCATTCCAAGTTTCAAGTGACACAACTGTAAACTTTTCCAATATGAAACTACAACCAGGTGAAGTTATCACAGTGGATCAACCACTACAACCAGTTCCGTTTCCAGGCAACTTCAATATATCAGAAGCAATGATGCTACAACACCAAGACAGCATAAGAAGAATGCTGTTTAATGATGCTATCATGCCAGCGGGAGCACCAAACACATATCAAACAGCAACAGAAGTCAGTGCTAGACAGGCACAGTTTTATCAAAGAATAGGTCCTTTTGGACTGCGTCTTGAATCAGAGTTTTTACGTCCATTGATTAAGACACTGGTAACCAAACTCCAAAGAAGAGGCATGGTTCCAGAGTTTGTAGTTAATACCAGTGCGTTTGAACTTGTGGTAAACTCAGCAGTGAAAAAAGGCATAGCAATGACAGAAATACAAAGAGACATGCAACTGCTACAAATGATTCAAGCACTTGGACCAGATGCAATGATGTTGGTTGATATGAAAAAACTAGCCAAGAAAATACTCACAGATGGTGACATGAGCCCAGACATTATTAGAACAGAACGAGAGATTGCACAAATGCAAGAACAAATGCAACAACAAATGGCACAGCAACAAATGATGCAAGGAGCACAGCAACTATTAGATGAACAACAACAAGCTCAAGGCGGCAACACACAAGGATAAGATAACACTAGTATCAGGCAAAGACTATGACAACCCACAAGGTTGGCAAACTCTTTATCGCATGGTTGAACGCCATGTAAACAAAAAATATCCCCAGCAATATGATGCTCAATGGTTAAACTGGATGATACGAATGGGTGAACAACCCAACGGTTTTACCACAGGCGTAGAATATCAAGGCAAACTACAGTGCTTGTTGATAGCAGAATGGCACTACAACATGTGGATTGACGCCAAAGATGCCAACATAATGGGGATGCTCACTGCCCCAGGATGTAAGCCAAGTTGGGTTGATTTGATGCTACATCAAGTAGAATGGTGGGCAAAAGAACAAGATTGTGCCAGTATAAATATCTTTACTTGGGACAGCAGACGTGCATACCAAAGATGGTGCAGTCAAAAAGGTTTTGAACTACACCAATACACTTACTCAAAGGAGTTGAAATGAACCAAAAAGAACTAAAAGAAACATACAAAACCATATTCAATACACCAGCAGGCAAACAAGTGTTTTATGATTTACACAGAATAGCAAACCAAAGTCGTGTGGATCAAGATGCACCCAATCCATATGCTTGTGTGTATAAGATAGCACAACAGGCACTGTTGAAACGTATTGAAAACATGTGTGATATAGAACGCACAGAACACAGCAACATAATAGAAAGGCGCTAACAATGGAAGAGCAAACACAAACACAAGAGTCACTGTTGGACTCAAATATCACAACAGAAACAACCACAGAGGCTACTGAGACTGCAACAACCAACGACACACGTCCAGAATGGCTACCAGAAAAGTTCAAAACAGCAGAAGATTTCGCAAAATCATACTCAGAACTTGAAAAGAAAATACAAGAAAAACAACCAGAGATACCAGAAAAGTATGATTATTCATATGCTGGCGACTTGGGTTTAGACATGAATGAAGAACAACAAGCACAGGCAAATGAAGTGTTTCGTCACTATGGACTAACACAAGAACAAGCCAAAGGCATGTTGAGCTTGTATTCAGACTCAATCCAATCATTTGCACAGCAGTATCAACAGCAAGGACCACAAATAGATATGACAATGGAACAAGGACAACTGCGTCAAACTTGGGGCAAAGAGTATGATGTCAAAATGGGTGCTGTGCGTAACTTTGCCAAAACACTGAAAAACGACACACTGAATGCACCATTGGCAAACACAGCAGAAGGCTTACAAATCCTAGCAGACGCAATGGCCTATAGAAATGGTGTAAATCCCATAGCAGATGGTGGCATAGCCACAACACAATCAGCCGCTGATATTCGTGCTCGCATCAACGAGTTAAGAGACAGTGACTCATATCGTTTACCGCAAGGCGATATAGTGGGCGAACAAACTCGTGCTGAAATATACAAGTTATATCAACAGTTGGAAAGAATACCTAAATAACCGTGAAGCCAAGAATAGTGCCACAACCCTTTGAAGATCGCAAAAAGCTGAGAGGTCTAGTGGCACA